ATGTTCGTAGAACTGGTTTATGACAAGCGTAATGTTGAAGGACTCGAAGGGGCCAGAGAAATCATTCTGGCCGAACTGACGAAGCGGGTGCACCAGATTTTCCCCGATGCCGAAGTGAGGGTGAAGCCGATGCAGGCGAACGGCTTGAATAGCGATGCCAGCAAAAGCGATCGGGAAAAGTTGAACCGCATGCTCGAGGATATGTTTGAAGAGGCTGATATGTGGATGGTTGATGAATGATTTCTGAATTATCTAACTGGATATCATAACAACTGAGGAAATAACCAGGTTAACTCCATATTTTCTATGAGTTAATATCTGTTTTAATATTGCTGTGCTTCTTAGTTCTGCAGGCCACAATGACGTAAGTCTGTAGCTATACTTTTGACAGCAACCCTGAATCTTGGATTTTAATAAATGCGCAAGCCTAACAGCCTCATTCTAAAGTTAGATGGGACAAGCCCAAGCAAGTTGCCTATGGCGCGACTTGTGAAGTACATGTCTGCTTTGACAGACCTGTATGGGTCAGTTGAAGCTGTGCATTTTGACAAAGTCAGCGAAGGTTCTGCGGATTTGAACACTTGGGTGGACAACACTGCCGCTTATAAAGATGTAATCTCCCGTTCTCTTGCTGCTGCGCAGAATAATGGCAGAGCCTACAGTCGACTTGTTGATCTGCTTTCCGAGGACGGATTCGATGGAAAAATCCTCGACGAACACAATGATGTGATCGTTCGATTTCCAACTGTAAGTAAAGAAATCCCTTTGTATGTACGTAAGAAAACGACCTTACAAGGTCGCCTTTACAGTGTTGGGGGTAAGGACGATTCAATACCTGTTAAGGTTGAAGGTGCAAATGGTGAGACTTACCCCTGTGAAGCAACCCCTATATTAGCTGCAGAACTCGGTGCAATTCTCTTCCAGAATATACGGGTTCATGGAGAAGGTGATTGGGAACGTAAGGATGACATTTGGAAGCTGAAAAAATTGAAAATTTCTTCATATGAAAAGATCAAGAAAGTCAGCTTAAAAGAAGCGGTTAAAACTATACGTTCCGCTTCAGGAAACCAATGGGCTGAAGAGGAAGATCCTCACTCCATCCTGAAGGCATTGAGGAAACTAAATTGCGAGTAATTTTTGATACCAACATTTTGGTTCAAGCACTTACTGGAACCAAGGATGGAGTTTCGCTCACAGACCCTTGCACTGGTGAAATTATCTCTGATCCGCAGAGACGTGCAGAAGCGCTAGTTGAGCATGTTGATAGCTTAGGCGGCGCGGTGCTTATCCCTACCCCTGTTTTAGCAGAATTTCTGGTCGGTATAGATAAAAACCAGCACCAAGTGTATATCAATCTGATTAAATCTCAGTCGTGCTTTGAAATAGTGTCTTTTGATGAAATCGCGGCTATTGAATGCGCACAAATGCCAAGCCTAAAAGAACTAAAACAAATGATGGATTCTGATTCAGCGACTAAAGTAAAGTTTGATAGGCAAATTATCTCAATTGCTAAATCAACAGGTGCCAAAGAGGTATGGACCCACGATAAAGGCGTCTATAAGCGCTGCTTAACATTAGGTATTACAGCCAAATCCTTAGCAGATATAGCCCCATTGCCCGAGCAATTTGGTATGGATTTCCCTAAGGAAAGCGCCTCAGGACTTCACTGAAAATAAACCGGCCATCCCGCCGGTTTTTTAATCCTTCTCAGGCATGTTAAGCATTTGACGCAGTTTTTTATTCACTTCTTTCTGCCGTCGAGTGAACTCCACATCAACTTCAACCTTTTCCTCTTTGTTCCTTTGCTTGATGGGCTCGACTTCCACTGCTAACAAAGCAGCCTGGCAATCTTCTTTCGTAAACAGATATGGTGATTTAGGTCTATTGCTGACTCGGTAGGCTTTGAGCCTGCCTTCCAGAACCCACTGAGTAACGGTAGCCGTAGAGAGGCCAAGTAGTTCAGCAGCTTCCTTTCGTGTCAATGTTAGCTTTTCCATAAATGCCCTCGCAATCCTGTTCGTCTACAGTCATCCTTACACAAAACGCTTTACGGGTGTATACATCATGCCAAAAACACGCACAGATCTTACCGAGGATTCACTCATTGACCTGAAGTACATAACTAACGATTCGGGATTCACAGCCAAATACTTTTACTCTCTGATAAAGAAGGGAGACTTCCCTGCTCCGATAAAGCTCGGCAGAAATTCGAGATGGTTAATGGCTGATTATTCTGAATGGAAGGTCAGACATATTCAGAAAAGAGACATAAAAAGGCAACTCAAGTAAAATGTTAATCGGTATCTTGATATGTATGTAGGGCAACCAGCCGCAATCATGCTCTTGCATACGGTGTGGTTGCGGCAATTCATATCACAAGAAAGGCATCACACCCTACTGCCCTGAAGTTCAGTAATTTGTTTCTGCAATGCCTGAATTGCTCCGGTCAGTTTTGCAAGCATTGCGACTTCGTTCAGACTATACGCCCCGACTGGGTTGAGTGGATCAAAGTCTTCTTTCAAACCATCTCCGGTAACACACTCGGGTGATACTTCAACAAGGTCGTTTGCAATAAACCCGAGCTTCTCATCAGATTCCGGAATAACCCCGCGCTCTTTATATTTGAATAATGCAGGTTTCCAGCGCAATACCTCATCAAGGCATTGGATGTAAAATGTTGGCGATTCATCTGACTGATAAATTATGTCTTTCTTCAGAAATTTATCTGATGTAGTGACAAGTGACACCTGACCGACGTTAGACGAATCAACCCATGCATTGAGTGAGCCGTTCCAGTGAAAATTCCAGACGTTTGATGTTGTCGCCCCACTTTGCCCCTGACGTGAACGATACCCCCCCGCCGCATCCATGACGCTGACTAAATAAATTCCATTCGAGCTCAGCTGCAAGCGATCAACGCCGGCAGTCCTCATAATCATCACATCTGATGACTGGTATATTGATGCGGCACCTCCATCAAAATTCATTATCCCGGTAAAACTCGGAAAATGTGAGTCTGCCTTTTTATTCAGATCTGTTTTATCAGCTTTGTCACCCACACTATTGATTAATTTTTTCGCTGATGGCCCTGTCATCTGGCTGTTGTCTGGAAGCGTGATGGTTACATCGCCGGTAGCGGTGAAGAACTGCTGCCAGTTCTGTTTATCGTAGTTCAGGCCTCGAAGCGCTTCTGTGCTCTGAGCCACCAGCGCCGCGGTGACCATATTCAGCGCCACACGAGGAACAGCAGACCAGGCCGCACCAGATTGTGTTGGCCCGGTGAAATAACTTACCAGCGTCAATGCTGTACTGCTTTCCACTGATTTAACCGGGAGCGTATAGGGAACGCCGCCGACAGTGACAACAATAAAATCTCCGGCCGCCACCTCGGTGGTAAACGCGGTCCCGCTGCCAGCGACCGCAGCAGAATTATGCGTCAAGGTTAAAGTTCCTGCTGACATGGATATCTCCTGAATTCAGGTAATAAAAAACCCGCCGGAGCGGGTTATTTTTGGTATTTCATTGAGGGCAATTCGAACTGGTGAAGTTATTTTTATTCACCCATCGCCAGTTAAAGGGATAACCGGCCCTGTACTCAGTCTGATTAGCAATCTTTCGTACACCGTAAATCTGTACTGACTGGGGCAGTCCGCCAGGCGCAAACTCTGCCTGACAAACCGGTTTCTGTTTCTCCAGAGCAGGACCTGAACACGCTGAAAGCACCAGGCAGACAATAACTGGAATAATTATATTTTTCATTTCGACACCAGAGTTAATTATTTAAACAAAAAATAACCAATGGCATTGAATAATAAAAATAGTTTTAATAGATCAATATTCTAAAATTGATCGTTCAAATCGATCGGTTTAATCATATGCGGCTGTGTTTATCGCCGTTATCACAATCCCGCTATTCGTCGTTCCGACTGAAGAACCACTTGCTGTTGTTGATGAAAGTCCTTTTATTCTTGTTCCCGCACCTTCATTGAAGCACCCCGTTCCCACATCCACAGTCTGGATTATTGGTTGCCCGCCAGGTGCTGAACCAGCATGCAGAAGAACAGACCCCAGCCCCATCGGATTTACGGCCCATTTGCCTGCCATGTATGTATCGATGTTAAGCCCACCCGTTGCAGCGCCGGGTGAGCCTATAGTTGTAAGGTCGCTTAATACCCGGGACTCATTCGTAAGTACCAGTGTCCCTTCGGCATCCCATATAGCCACACCCCAGGCCGGAAGGGTGAGCGGATATATAGCAAAAAAATACGCCTCCAGAACGAAAGCCGAACCTCTGTAATTAGACGCATCAACACTGAACGTGTTGCCACTTTTTGAAGCTGATATTTTCGCCGGGGCGCTGGTTCTTGCAAATGCAATCCCTCCCTTCTGACCGTCGATAGTCACTGACACCGAAGCACTATTAAAGCTCCCCCCAAAAGTTGAGTTTGCCGTTACTTTTCGGTAAAGCGTCATTGGTGTGGAATCAGGCGTGATAAAAGGATTTCCGTTATGTAATGAAATCAATGCGCCATATTTAGCCATTTATACAGCCTCCGCAAACACGATTAACTGCACCTTCATTGCCGGGTAATCGTTAATACCATCACCACCAGAAGGCTGTATTGTTATGGTGTTTCCTGAGGCAATAATGCTTCTTTTGTCTGTATAACTTATTGTCCCTTTATCCTCCAGAGTACCAACCGCAAAACCAACCTTTAAACCAGGCTCCAGACTGAACTGGTAGCTTCCCGTTTTCTGACCTAAAGCAAGATCGATGATACCCACCACGGTTACAGGTTTAATGCCATAGTTATTCGGGACGCCGTTAGCGTCCCATGAGGCAAATCCAAAATCAGACATTGGGAGCCACTCCTGTTAGTTTACCAATCTGCACAAGCAAACGACCTTCCGGCCCCGTAAATGAAAGATTGTTGTCGGCTTTAGAAAGACACCACCCACCCTGATTTTCAACTTTGTAACCTTCTGACCAGATAGAACCTGATATTTTTGCATTGTTAATTGCGGCGTTAGCAATTTTGGCGCTTGTTATACTGCCATTCTGAATAAACGCATCGCTGATAAACACCTGTCCATTAACAACAGCAAAGGGTGAATATTGCGTATCACCGCTGCCACTCATCAGGACGAACTGGTTGGCGTTAAACCCGACACGGGTGACTACCGGCTTACCCGCTTCTGCCAGCACGGCAATCGACATCCCGGCGTTATACATCACACCGTTTATTCGAACTCCGGTTTTAAGAGTGTAAATTGCAGATGCCCCGGTCGCATCAACCACGGCGGTGAGCTTATCTTCCAGCGCGGCAGTCACATCATTGAACTGCGCCTGCACCTGCGTCGACATTTCAGCCATAGCCTTATCGACCTGCGCAATGGTCGTTTTAACCACCAGAATATCCGCACGCACCTCGCCGTACTGCGCCCACTGATGTTCCACCGTTCCATGGTTGGCCAGCGCATTCTGCAACGCAGCTTCCAGATTGGTATCAATGTCGCTTGTCAGGCGGTCGCCATCGGTAGACGTCAGAAAATCATCGGCAATATCGCCCAGGTAGTCGTCAGCATTCGCGTTGGATTCACCACGAATCCAGTCGGTCCAGCCTGATTCATTACCCGTTCTGTCTACCAGCTGCGCTCGGTACCAGAATTCCTGCCCCGCTTTTAAACCCAGTTGGGTGTATTCGGCAGACGGATAAGGCACATCCGACAGCAAAAGAGGATTAGAGAAATCACTGTTCGCGGTGTACTGAATTTCCGTTTTCAGTGTGTCCCCGGTGTTAGCCGGGAATCCCCAGTTCAGGCGAATCCCCCAGTTGATCGGAGTTGTCGCAAAGCCGACAGGTTTCGGTGGATTTCCCACCTTGCCTGTAAGATTTACTTCTGATGATATCGCCCAGACTGATGAAACGTCGCTGGTGTTCACCGCCCTAACGCGGACCAGATAGCGACCCGAGTAGATACCCTGCACTTCAAAGCCGAGAGAAGACGTTCGGGGCACGGTTACCCAGTTTCCGCTGTCACGCCGCCATTCCGCCTCGTACGCAACTGCACCCTGAACAGCATCCCAAGCGACGCGCATAGTGGTAATCGCAATGTTCTGGTTAACCGTAGAGTAACTGTCTACGACAATATTTCCTGGAGGAGTCTGAACACCCGGAGGAATGACACTGATAGGACGCTCGTCCAGTCTTGCTCCGGTGTCAACGGCAGGATAGATGTCAGGGTTGTATGTCGTTCCGGTGACTTCGAAAGTGCCATCATTGTTATCCCGCGTTCCCGTAACACGAAAAAGCGCAATAAACAGATCGTCAGAATCAACACCCCAGTTACATTCAGCCTCAGGCGTTTCGCTGTAGGATGTGGTTACAGTGACTGTGTTTCCGTTAACGGCCTGAACGGTTCTGGCCTGAGCTATGCCTGATGGCAGATTCAAAAACAGCCTGTTCCCCGCTTTCACATCAGCAGCGCGATCGAGAGTTATGTTGCGACCGTTAACCGCACTCACTCTGCCGCCAATGGTTCTTCCGGCCAGCTCGTTGGCAGCCACGCCGATCACCTCCCCGACAGGGGGGACATCCATGCCCGTGCTGAAGGTCACCACCTCGCCGATACCGTTAGTAAGCAGCGCCCAGCGCCCGCGCCGGTTTGCCTCTGACTGCCTTGTGCAGCCGATTGCGGTCATTTCAAGCTGACGATAATCGAAGCGCATGGCCAGATCGCTATCGTAAACAGGCTCAGGCGTATCTTTGTAGTGGTTGGCAGGGTCTGACCAGTTCACCAGCGCGGCAGTGTTTCGGGTGGTTTCACTCGGGTCCGCAAAGGTAAATTTTCCTTCAACAACGCTGGCGTGGTTGTAGATGTGCCACACATCCCGGGGCATATCGGCCAGGACATACATCTTATTGTCGCCCCAGTACGTCATGCCGCGAAATATACCCGCCAGATCACGAAGTACGGTCCAGGCGTCATTACGGTCCTGGATATAAACGTTGCAACGAAAACGAGGTTCCGTCCCGCTGCCGCCCTTGCCGTCTGGTACCAGTTGATCGCAATACTGGGCGATGCGATAAAGTTCCCATTTGTCTATCTGAGTCGCATCGATTCTTTGACCCAGCCCGAAGCGCTCGTTCAGGATGATGTCGTAATATATCCAGGCTGGATTATCCGTCCATGCCCATTTAAATACGCCCTCCCATGTACCAGAGTAAGTACGGTTTTCAGGATCATACGTGTCAGGTACACGGATGATTCGCCCTTTCGGATTGCACACAACCTGAGGAATGCCATTGGGGAACTGCTTTGCGTCAAACTCTACATACAGCAGAGCTGTGTTAACGTAGCGAAGTTTGGCGTCAATAATTTCAGTAACGGCCACAACGCGCATGATGTCCACGACATTCACGCTCGTGGAATCCGGCGTGATTCTGCGAACCCGCAACTGCCATCCAGTCGAGGCTTTTGGAAGATTGACGCGGTGGCTGCGCTCATAAAGCGACGTGGTTTTGTCATCAACAGCACCGTTAATCACCGTTTCATACGGCCCACCATCGACCGACAGATCGATAGCATACTCAACGCGGGTGCCGACTTTATCGCCGTTGTTTTTCTGGAGTAAAAGAGTTGGCCATCCCAGGCGAATTCGCAGCGCAGAGAGCTGCGTGTTGGATACCGCGCGAACGTACGGCACGGCCTGTTTCAGCTCGTATGAAACCTGAATCTCGTTTTCAATGCCGGGGAAGCCCTGAATGTAGTCCTGGTCCTGAGTACCGGAACGGAACTCATATTTTACATTATTGAAGTTATAACTTCCGTCGGCGTTCTGAAGGGGCGTATATGAAGATGAGTCACCAAGAAAAATGTTTTTACCATCAAGTCCGCCAGCAAACTCACCCTCTCCAAGAGCAATCAGCACCTTTGCCCTCGCAATGGACTGAATGCTGTCCGGTGCTTCCACGGGCGTTCTGGTCTGATTGCTGCCACCTTTACCGCGGCCTTTGATGATTGTCGTCGTCATATCGCGTCCATAAAAAAAGCCACCGTCAGGTGGCTTATAGTACGTGGTTTGGTTTATTGCTGATCTTCTGCATAAATCCCGGCTGAGATAATCGCACCGCCTATTTCCCTCTGTCCGTAAAGCAAAGGAACGGGGTTACCGGATGCCGTAGTATTGACGGGTCCGCCAAACGCATAGGAAGGCTTATTATCTGGGTCCTGTCGCATCCTCAGACCAGCAACCTGAGGGGAAAGCATTTGCACTACACCACCCACAGCCATAGAACCAGCTGCGGCATATAGCGCCATTTGTGTACCTGCTGCCCATCCTATTGGGTTCCACCAGGTAAAAGCCGCAATTGCGGCGGCAGTAACAATTTGAAAGAGGCCAGCCCTTTTACTGCCGCGTATTACAGGGATAATGCGAAGTTCATCGCCAGGTCCAAGAAGATCAAACTCTTCCTTTCCTATGTTTATTTGGTTTCGGAAGATGACAAAATCCAGCCCTTTCGCTCTGGTCTCGCGCAGGTAAGTATCAAAGCCATCAATGGTGTTAGAAAGCGCCCTGAACACTTCGCTGGCAGACGTTAGTGCGCGGCGATGCGTCCTGCCAAATCGCTGAGCCATTGAGCCGCTGAGTTTGATAACGGTTTTTCTTTCCATTACATCAAATCCTTATAACGCAGAATTTTGATGGTACGGTCACGGTAATAACCACCGTAGGGAATACGCTGGCTTAGCTGGCCATACATGTGATGCAGTAGCATGTTGCCATCAAGCAAAATCCCGGCATGGTTCGGGACGGTGGACTGAACCTGCATGATAACCATGTCACCGGGCTGAGCGGGACCGTCGTACTCACGGAAACCGCATTCCTGCCAGTTATCCATATAGAGATTTTCACCCTGCTCCCACCAGTGGCGATCTACGCTGTAGTTGGGCAGTTCAATGCCGTGTTCGATGCGGAAATAGTCCATGATGAGAGACCAACAGTCTGCATATCCGAGTACAAACTGGCGCCCTGTGAGGGGTCGGTCTCCGCGAGGCATGACGGTCCGAATGTCGCCCTCCGGCCACGATGCAATAATCCACGGCAGTTCCGTGGCATCACACATCAGCATGTCGAGCTCGCTCGGTTGGGTTGTTGCTCCGTCGCCGGGGTGACTGTGGACGATCGCCACCACAGTTCCCTGCTTTTCGGCGGCCGCATAATCCTCAGGATTGAGTTCAAATTGCTCAGTCGGCGACTCAGCATTATTTTTGCAGGGGATGTATTTCTCCACCCGCCCCTTCTGAATAACCACGCCACAGCACTCCTCGGGGAAGGATGCGGCGGCATGCGCCAGAATGGCGCTAACTGTTTTGTCTCGCATGATTATCCTCTCAGAAGTGAAGCGCCGGGGAACCCGCCATAATCCAGCTGTTCATTCTCTCCGAAGCGAGGTTTACAGCCCGTTGACAGCAATCCGGAGCAAACATCCTGTGAAGGATCGTCCACCCGATTGCCGTCTTTATCGAACCAGCCGTTTTGCCCGGCGTAGGTGCAGCCATTTCCGGTTTTGTACCAGCCCCGCATGCACCACGTGCACATTGGCTGAATTTGCCGGGTCGGAATAAGCTGCCCACGCAGATCGGCAGGGCTGGAAAGCTCAAACGACACTGTTTCATCATCAGAACCTGATTTTCGGTCGATGTAATAAACCTGTTTGCGCTCCTCATTGGGATTGGCGGTCGGGTTACCATCAGGGAAGTTTCTGGCGTCCAGATAGTGTGCGAAAGTGTCATGGATGATCACCTTAGCTTTAGCCATCCCCTGAAATCTTCGGCACAGCGCGCCAATCGTACCGCTGATGTTTGCAACAGTGAGTGACGGCCGTGAGCTCTGGCCGTCACTGCTGACAGATATGCCGGTCAGTTCATACGGCCACGCGCCATACTCCTGCCCCTGCCACCACACCGACTTCGGCTCAAGTTTTGACTCGTCGCCGCCAGCGGCGATGATTTCCGCCTCGGTATGCGGAATTGTCTCGTTATGGAAACGAAGAATGTCGGCACCGAACGCAGTACCATCCACCTCGATCAGACGGACACGCTTACCCGGTTCCAGTTTCTGGACATCAGATGAAATGCTCATGGATGGTATGCCTGTATGAATGTGCTGCTGAGGGTGTATTTTTTGTTGCCGTGAGTAGATATCTGGAAGGACTCCGCGCGCCATAAGCCTGAGGACTCAAGTGGCGGCTTCCAGATAAATGACTTCCACCCGGCATGCCTGTTCAAAAAGTTTTTAATGGCCTGAATATAAGCCTCGTCGCCGGTAAAGCTCACGCTCCATTGAGGTGTTACCGGGTTGATACCGTCCCCGGACACCTGCGCATAGCCATCGCCAAACTGCGCCTTTCGTGTACGAAAATTTGTATCAACCTGAGAGGCAATCTTTGGGCACCATCTAAATGTTTCGACTGCCATGGTTAAACCCCCTTGATTAATCGCCACAGAGGCGAGCCCGGCATGCTGGCCTGTTCGTTAATGACGCCAGTGATGGCATCTTTCAGTTGTCTACCAGCAGCGCCGGTTGTTCCCTGACTGGCTGCCTGTGGTGATCCACCCTGAATATTGATATCGCCGAAGTTAACTGAAGGCATACCACCGGAGACCTGAGGAGTGCCAACAGCCCGAACGCCAAGCGAACCATCAGCGGCGCGCGTAAGCGGCATAATGGCTTCCGGACCAGCTTCAGCAAAAACCCCTGCACCTTTGGCAAAAGCAAACAGCTGAGGCGTCTGAAAAACGCCATTGCTGTAAGCGCTCAGGGACGGAGAGTCGTAAACATTACCCTTCGCATTAAAGGTAAAGTTCGCGCCAGCATTCTGAATAGCGGTACCGCTGCTGGCGGTAGCGGCTGACGAGGCACCAAAACTGAACAGTGAACCAATTGAGCTAACGCCATTAGCAACAGCCATATTCACCAGGACGTTCTGGATAATCTTCAGTACGCTGACGCCCCAGTCCTTCCAGCTATCAACGTTGCCATTGAGCATGTCGGTGATCGTGGTGACCGCGCCACCCATGGCCTGCTTCATGCCGTCAGCGGCCATGGAAGAATAATCAGTAGCTTCGTCCACCCAGTTCGCATAACCCTCAGACAGTCCCGTCATCCAGTCGTCACGCTGCGCATCAGAAGCTGCGTAATATCCCTCCTGGTCGCGCAGGCGCTCTTCGAGGTAGCGCTTATTAAGTGCCAGCCCCTGCTGATAGAACGTCTCGTCGATTTCACCAGCCTGACGCTGGCGGAGAAGATCGGTATTCTTCTGCTCGAACTCCTTACGCAGATTGAACTGCTCCTGAAGTCTTTCACGGAACCTGGTTCCCTGCCCGTAGCCCAGCAGTTGCGCTTCATTGGCTGCGCGAGCGCTGGCGTTGCTGTCAGCAAGGTTGGCTTCGTAATTTCGCAGTTGCTCACGCAATTTAACCTGATCAATCAGCGCAGCATTCTGCAATACCGTCTTTTTCTGGGCTTCCGTCAAAGAAGCAAGTTCCCCCTGGCTGACCTGGTATTTAACCTTCGCCAGTTCAGTATTCTGGCCTTGCAGGGCGATCTGCTCTTTTTGCTGCTTGATAAGGCGCTTATACACATCCTCGGTTTTCTCGCCTTCGGTTTTACCGCCCTTCGCCTTAGGTTTGTTGGCCTCATTATTCCGCCATTCAGCAAGACCGTTATTAATCAACTCCTGACGGCCTGTCTGGAATTGTGGATCACTGGTTAACCCCAGGTCATCGGCGGCATAACTTAGCCGCAGGCGCTCTTTGGCCTCACCCTTCAAGCGTGACAACTCCAGATCCCGGCGACTCTTTTCGAGGGCATCGATCTGCTTTTTATCGAGGTCTGCCTGAGGAAGTCTGAGCGGTAAGTTAGCCAGACCCTGACGTGCCATGAGAAGTTGGTTGCCAAGCCCCAGCAGACGGTTAAATTCAGTATGCTGACCATTCATCATGATCATCGACTGATAAGCCGCATTCTGTCGCCATGCTTGTTCGCGTATTAAATCATTACGCCGCCGCTCAATTTCTTCGAGAGTCTGCTGGATGCCGCGAGACTTATCTCGCATACCATTTAACTTCCCCTCTTCAACAGCGAGCTGATCTGTGACGATGGCAATAGCTCTTAAAATATCCGCATCGTTAACGCTAGTTATACCTGGCTGTCCACGGGCTGAGTTCAACTTATCAATTTCATCTTTTAAATTTCGGACTTTTTTGGCTTGCTCATCAACAAGTCGATTTTGTTCAGCGAGAGCATCAACGGTTTGGCCACGATTTTCATCCGACTCAGTCAGAGACATTTTTGATGTTTTTTGCCTAATTTCATCAATCTGACCTGCGTATTCCTGGGCGGAACGACGTGCCTGCTCCTGATTCTGATACATCGTGTACCAGGCACCAGCCCCCAGCATCAGAAGCCCAGGAAGACCACCAACAAGCCCCAGCAAACCTGTAGCGCCAGTTTTTACAAGCCCCATCACTGATGTTGCAGAGTTAAGTGCCTGCTGAGAGGCCGCGACGGCTCTGTTTGATTGTACCAGTGCCGCGTTTGCTGTAATCATTGCCCGGCGCTTGGCTATGGCATTTTGAGTGGCAGTAGCCTCAGCATTAGTATTCTTTGCCAGCACAAGCTCTGACTGGGCAAGCTGGTAAGCCCGCTCAGCAGCAATAGCATCGGCGGCGGCCTTGCGCTGTGATTGCGTGGCCGTGCTCGCCCTAGCGGCCGCAAGCGCTATTTCATTTTTTCTCGCTTCGACCAACTGCGCCGTCTGGCTTCCAAGATCGCCAATCATGCCGCCAATAAATCTTGAACCGCCGATGGCCGCCAGCACGCCAGCAGCAGAGGCAACGGTATTGATATTGTCTGAAATCGCATTCAATGCCCCGGTTAGCGCGCTTGTCGCCCCAGTGGCTTCATTTGCACCACCTACCCACGCCAGAAATGCGTTTTCAATTTTGGTCGTTGCTGATGCAACGGTCTGTGGCATCGCGCTATATTCATCCTGTAACGCCCCAAGCTGGCTGATTAAAGCCGGAACAACTTTATCGGCGGTAAGTTGTCCCTGATCGGCCATAGCCTTTAAGTCTTTCCTGGCGACACCCATGCCGGATGCCAGCGCGCGAATAACGCGATCACCGTTTTCGTTGACGGAGTTAAATTCCTCGCCACGAAGAACACCCTGCGCCAGAGCCTGGCTGAACTGCGTGATTACAGAACTGGCCTCAGACGAGCTTGCACCTGACAGCTTAAGCCCTGTTGATATAGCCTCGGTTACCTTCAGAACCTCTTCTGAACTGTAGCCATATTCACGCATAGAAGCGGCTGAACGCGCAAAGAGGCTGGCATTATCTGAAAATGCCGTACCGGTTCGCTGACTGATTTCCATCAGCGCGCGCTGTGACTCGTTGAAATCATCTGTAGATTGTGATGCCTGCTTTAACCTGGCGTTAACTGAACTCCACTCGTCAGCTAAAGAAATAAGGTGCCCGGTGGCATATGCTCCTGCAAATGCTCCGGCAAGACCAACAGCAGATGCCTTAGCGGAATTAAGTTGCCCCGTTAAGTCAGCCAAAGCTCTCTGAGTTTCTCTGGACGCGGCTGCCGCCTGCCGACCACCATTTTGCATTGTGCGGTAATAATCCTGCCCCATTCGTGAGGCGCGGGAAATTTCCGTCTGGAATGACTGCGAGTTAGCGGAAATTTTGATTATTAACTCACGTAAGGTTGCCATCAATTTTCTCCAGGCGAAAAAAAAAGCCCATTAACGGGCTTTTTGTTGTGATATAAATTTCATGGCTTATCTAAAAATTCTCTCAGAGCTTCCGATTTATTGCAGGAATCTTTATTAACAGTCATCCCTGCCTCTTTTTGCTTTTGACAGAAATAGTAGTAATCATCGTTTGTTTTTATATAGCCCATGAATTTAATAAAAGCTTTTTTACACAATTCAGGATTTGCATGATCAGAACAAACCGTAGATGTATAGCTTTGCAACTCATTTGGTTCTAATGGAGCCAGTGTTTGAGTTGCACTTGATAAACAACTGAAACCATAAAATAATACAAATAGAACTAGTTTTTTCATTTTCTTCACCAAATTATAAAAAAATAATCCTATTCTTTTACAGTTCATTTGTCACTGAGTTGCAGCTGTAAGAGCCGCCTCAAGCCCGGCAAACGGGTCCTTCGGCGCTGTCTGTTCACCATCTCCCCACCGCAGGATCGCATCGTCCAGCGGTACTTTTGCCCCCTGCGAGCCGTAGATAGCAGAGACGAGCTGGGCGGCCTGAATGTCGCCACGGATATCGCCAACCGGACTTTGCCTGTCGTACTCAATCCACATCAGAAGCTCGCTTGCTGTCATGGTCTGGCGAAGCTCTGAGAGCGTGCGCCCCATGCGGAGCGCAAGCGACATCAGAAACTTTACGCCGGGGGTTGCGACTTTTCCCGCGCCTCGTCCGCGCTGTTGATCAAGTCAAGCGCCTGTTTGAGCAGGCGTGAGTGAACGGGTCCGTAAATTTCACGTACCTGCTCTTCTTCATCGACGCTGAATACAGGTTGCTTGTTGGTATCGCAAAGGACATCAATGAACAGCACCACGTCAGCACATAGATTACGGTGTGCTTTTTCTGATACAGACACCTCGCCTTCTTCATCAGCGCCAGATTTTGCAATTTCCTGCCAGCGTAGCCACCCTTCGCCAGAAGGTTCCCGCAGAACAACCTTTACACCGCCCCATTCAGGGACCGTAATGATTTTATGACGAAAGCCTGACATTTTAGCCAGCGCAAGTTCTTTAAGACTCTTAGCCATTTTTTATCCCTGATAAAAGAAGATGAATTACGCTACCGTTACGACGCAGGTTGCTGAAGTAACTTTTCCAGCAGGTGTGGAGGTGTCGGTAACTTCACAAACGTAATCACCGGCATCACCTGAAGCAGTGTTTGCCTTGTTGAATGTTGCCGTCGTCTGTCCACTAACCACGCTGCCGCCCTTCTTCCAGACATAGGAATAAGGTGCTGTTCCCCCGGCAGCTACGACCGTCAGTGACAAGGCCGCACCAGAGGTAACGGATTTGGTGTCAGGCAGATCGGTTATCAGGCGCAGCGCGTTATCAATTTTCGTCGGCTTACCTTTCAGACGTAGCGAGAACGTTGCGGCCACTACGCTGTTTGTTCCGGAAGACCAGGTGTACTGACGGACTTCAGACAGGAACTGGAAGCCAATACCAGACGGGAAGACAATCCGAAAACCATATGTGGTGTCGTTATCGTAAGCATCACGCAGCGCATCCTGTGCCGGGTTAACATAAAAGTTACCGGACATAGAGATTTCTGACTGAGCGCCCAGGCCGTTGATGTTTTCCTGCTCGGTTGAGCACAGAGTTGTGACATCAATGTCCTGCTTCTGACCACCAGTAAACTGGACTTCTTTGATAGTACAGTGCAAATCCAGCCAGGTTGCGGCGCCAATCGTATCCAGTGTCGCTGGCGCAGAGGTGATCTGAATTTTCGTACCCTGCGATTTTTCATACAGTGAGGACATATTTGTCTCCTGAAAATAGAAAACCCGCCGTAGCGGGTCTGTGAGTTAATAGATGTGTCAGACAGTGACCTGAAATTCCAGCGTCGCCCGGTAATACCGGTTCTCTGGTTCATAACCAGGGGTTTTGCTTATATTGGTGGGATTGAGTGGCTTAACCGCCTGAAGCGCCATATCACGAAGATTCCGCACCTCTTTGAGAGTCAGTGAGTAAACATCTACCTGGACCGATATCCCTGACTCGGCCTGCCCACAAAGAACATCGGCGGTCACATCAGAAATAAGTGAAAAAATAACCCATGGCGGTGATATCGAGGGCTGGCCATCACTACCCAGCGGCGCAACGTAAGGATAAACTTGTCCACCGGCCAGAGGCTTCAGCAAAAGATAAAGGTCATCTTCCGTCATTTACTCAGCACCTCATCAATGGCCTGGTTCATGCGTTTCATAGCAACCTGCGTCGCCAGTTCTTCGCGGGTATCAAACGCAGGACGGACAAAAGGATGTGGGGGCATATTCACTGTGCCCATTTCGACAAATCGCCAGTAAAACGCGTTACGTCGATCGGAGGCTTTCATTGAATTATCGCTGTTACCCGTTCGCATGTTTCGACCACGAATATGAACACCGGATGAAATATCACCGCGTTTACGTGATCGCTGCGTCAGCACAACAACGTTTTTCTTCAGCTTGCCGGTTCGTTCAGGCGCTCTTACTATCACCTCGTCTTTCAGAACCTCAGCACCAGCGCGCGTGGCTTCACGCAAGACTTTGTTGTTTTCGGCTCTGCTCAGCAACTCCAGATCGCGGGAAATATCTTCAAGACCAGAAAAATCCAGACTGATATCAATCATTTTTCCGCTCCATTTTTACAGAGTATTTCCAGCCTGGTGGCTTTACTGTCGGGTATGGGGGGGCTGATGATATTCAGTACCGCGCCTTTAAATGGTCCTGTGAGCACCTTTAATCTTGACGCAGCAGTCACATCACGCCGGAAACGGGCCCACACCCGAATTGTTGCCTGTGCCGTTTCTGCTCCTGATTGCAACTGCTCACGACCACTGATACCCAGCACTTCCGCCCATATGGTCTTTCCCTCCTGCCACTCTTCAACCGGCTGGCCTGTCGTATCGCGAAAAGAAGTAAAGTTCAGGATAGTAACGCGATGACGTAATCGACCTGCCTGCATAAACCCTCCTTTATGTTCCCGGGTACTTCCGGTGCGGCCCCAGGAGAGCCTGAACACCAAACGGCAATGTGCTTGTAATATTGCCAGTATTTACCGGCTCTCTGTTCTCGTACCAGTGGCTGACAAGAAGCATTAACGCCAGCTTGATATCGTCGCTGATGATGATGCCATCAGGGTCACTGTCCGGGATGCTCGTATCGTATAGAGCCCTGTTTACAATTTTCTCAGCATGGGACTTTGCTGCACTGAGATATATCGCCAGTGTCTGATCTTCAGAAACATCATCGCTGTCTATCCGGCATTGCTGCCGTAATTCGGCAATAGACGGTTTCATTTGGTCTTCTCACGTTTTGTTTTCGGTGGCTCTGGCTCTGGCGTTGGCTCTGCAGCGACATGAACATCGCCACCATCAAACTGGATAATGCCAAGTTCGGTAGCAATTTTCTCAGCGCGGGCAGGTAGCTCACCGTCCGAATACACCCCAGCGGGAATGGATTCGACAATACAACCATCTGGGGACCACTTAAGTTCACGCAATAATTCAGGCATAAATCACCTCGAAAAATCGGGGCCGAAGCCCCAGAGAATTAAGCGCCAGTGCCGATCTGCAGCAGTTTAATTGCCTGAGAATCCACCAGCATCCCCCCGGTTCGTTTGGTGGTGTAGAAACCAACGAATGGTTTTTTGGTGTATGGGTCACGAAGAATGCGGGTGCCGATGCGGTCAACAATGGTGTAACCACGCTTGAAATTGCCAAATGCAATTGCTTTAGCATCAGCCGCGATATCCGGCATCTGTTCGTTCTCTGCCACACCGTACCCGGCCAGAGAAGAAGGCTGACCCAGTTCCAGACCAGGACGCCACAGATAGTTGCCTTCTGAATCTTTCAGGATTCGGATAGCAAACAGACTGTTGTTGTTCATCATGAACTTAGCGCCATTACGATGAACTTTACGCAGCGTGTAGACCAGTTTGATGATCGCATCAGCCGTTACGCCTGCCGCAGCGCCAGAGAGAATGTGCTGGAGAGTACCAAATGCACGAGTCTTGTCCGGATCAAGCGTGGAAGCGTATGCCAGAAAACCTTTCGGCTTCTTCGTCCCGTTACCGCTGGTAAAGGCGATTTCTTCCTGCTCTGCAAACTCAATTGCCAGTTCGCTGTTGATCCAGTCTTCGACATTGAAAAAGGCATCATCCAGCATGGTTTGAGTCGCCTGCGGGTTACCGTAAATTTCTCCCATGAACGGCTCAATCTGACCGAGTTTAGACGCATCGGTTTCCGGGCGGGCATCAGTTTCACCAACCCAGCCGGAAGCCGTACCGCCGAGGTTAACCAGTTTTTTATAGTTAGCGCCGCCGACTGTGATGGTTGTCGCCTCCTGGCGCATCACCACTTCATCTTTCAGAAGATTAAGGATCGTGCGATCCAGCTCTTCCGGCACGGCATAGCCACCATCTTCATCCACACCGACCTGCAGGGCTTTGCGTTCAAGTTCGCGCAGCCCGTCATCTTTACCCTTGCGCATAAAGCCAATGAAAGCGGTTTTATGTTCGCTTGCGGCTTTGCTCTGAGGACCACCGGCTGGACGCTTAACCTGCTTCAGTTCCTCTTCCAGCGCAGATTTAAGCTCATCCAGTTCAGACAACTTGCCGTTTAAGGTTTCAACCTCCCCCGCCAGCTTGCCCTTTTCCTGTTCAACTGCTTCCAGGCGCTTATCGTTCTTTTCTTTGAACGCATCAAACTTCGCCTGCAGTTCCTGCGCGACCTGCTCTACGTCTTTAACGTCAACTGACATAATTAACTCCTGATTAAAATTTGATGTTTTTCAGTGCATCCAGTGCGGTACTCACCTCATCAACATCACGCTGTGAAAGTGAGCTATAACCCCCGGCCATGAATGCTTTAGCCTGGGTGCGTGAGAGCCCAACATCGCGCAGGACTCGTTCAATACTTTTTTGAGAAGGGATTTCTCCGCGGGAAAATGCGCTTTTGACATCGCTTACACGCGCTTCATCGTTCGACGGAAACGTGACGAGACTGACTTCCCAGAGGTCGATCTCTTTGAGAAGGAACACACCCTTAACACGGTCGTACTCCCAGTCTTTCAGCATGTAACCAATAGAAAGGCCGGTTAAAGAACCGGCCTTCATGTGGGCGTGTGCGCGTTTCGAAAGGGGATCGTCATCAATGAGTAACCGGCCTTTAACATAAAGACCAACCTCATCCTCTTTCATCTCAGTGTAAATACCGATGGGTTCATCCATACGGTGCTGCCAGAGTAATGCAGGGAGAGCATTCTTTTCTTTCCATGCCTGAAGGGAGGCCGAAAAAGCGCCTGGCACAACAACATCATCGTAGCTGTCCTTTACGCCAAAAACAGAGCCATAGCCTTCAAACTCCCCGCTGTCGCTGACAGACTTTAGCTGTAGCGGAATATCCAGCCGCTGTTTAGTCATCGGCATTATGTTGTTCCTCGGTTGTTTTGTTCTTGCTGCTGTCTGACGGCTTCGTCGTCATGTTCATTGGCGTAAGGTAAATATCTCCGCCTGCGCGTGGGTTAAGTTCTTCAAGTTCCCGGCAGTCATTTGGTGAGTAAATCCCCCAGTTAATGCCTGTTGAATACGCCTCAAATCGCGACTTCATATCCCCGCGCAGCAATGCGCCGGCATTGAATTTTGCGTAGTACACACCCTGCTTTGATTCCTTCACCAGCCCGATATTGATTCGCTGCTCAATGCGGGTCATATACGGAACGAGTGAATAATTGATAAACCCCATGCCGAGGTTTTCAATATTGTTAAACGTCGAGCGGTCAGTGTTCTGCACCATGTGCATCGGCACCCGGAACAGGCGGCATATTTCCTCCAGCTGGAATTTCCTGGTCTCAAGGAACTGACTGTCTTCCGCATTGAGCGCCATCGACTTCCAGTCCAGTCCCATTTCGAGAATCATTGGTCGGTGCGCGTTGCTCAGCCCGAGGTGACGATCCTCAAAATCCTTTTTCAGCCTTGCGTAAGCAGCGTCAGTGAGCGTTTGCTCAGTGCGGAGTACGCCGGAGGTAACCGCGCCATTTGAGAACAACCGCGCCCCATGTTCCTCTGTTGCCATTCCCAGAGATATTGCTTCTCTTGCATAGGCTATAGGGTTCAGCCCCACCAGCCCGTCAAAGGTAAGCGTTCTGACATGCCAGATATCATCCTGCCCAAGCACATCTGTTGAGCCATCGGGGAATGTTACCTGGTAAACCGGCTGCCACTGACTGTTAAGCTTTGGTTCAACACACCCGGGGTCAATGGGAAGAAGCTCCACCACCTCGCCAAGCGCTTTAACTTTGTAGGCGTAAAAATTACCGCGAAGACAAAGACAGACAATGACCAGTTCCCAGAACTCCTGGGGGGTCATGTAATCATTTGGCTTCATCGTCAGTAATTTATGCAGCCTTTCGGAAGTCGCTTTTTGTTTACTGCTTCCGGTTATCTTGTACAGGTTACAGGGCAGCATGCCCATCGACTCAGCAAGAACCCTGATACAACCGAAAACAGCTGTAAGCCGCATGGCTTTCTGGCTGCTTACCCTTTTCCCTGTATAGGTGTCGTAAGTCATTCCCACTGCCTCAGCGAGTTCTGCCGGAGTAGTGACAGGGGCGTCACTTTTTTTGAACATTCCGGGGAAAAACATCAGTCAGTCCCTCCTCGCAATGTTTTCCCGGCCAGCGAAAGCGTGCGGGAAACCAGCCATGACCAGATAAGGCAAAGCATACCCGCACTGATTAAGCCTCCTGGCGGATAAATCATCCATACACCAAACGAAAGCAAAATAGCGCCCATCACCCCGATCAGCGGGGCGAGAATCATCAGGATCATAACTGCCTCTTTATAATGAACGGACGCCGTAACTTTCCAGATGGTCAGAGAGGCTGTCCTGTTGTTCGCCGCCGTTTACAAGCATGCGGCTCATTGCGGTAAACAAGGCGGCAGGCCCGTCTATTTTCGCTTCTGGCGTGGATTTGTTCGGAAAGATATTGTCGTTTTTGTCAGGCTTGACGGTGACGTTAGACATCATCCAGTTCATTACAGGGTGATTGCTGTGATGGAAGCGCCCGCCGTAAACCAGCGATTCAACCTCCTTCATTGACTCGGAAAAGTTTCTGACCGTTTGCGGAACTTCCACCAGCGGCACGCCCTCTTCTGCCAGAGCGAGGCTAAACTGCGTTGCGCTCCACGGGTCGAATCCGGTTTCCTTCAGGTTTTCGCCACTAATCCATTCCAGAAAATCAGCTTTAATCTGCGCATGATCGATAACATCACCATCGGTCAGTTCCAGCTTCCCAAGCTCAGCCCATTTGCGATACATCTGCGCCATTTGAGCGGAACATTTTTCCAGCCGCCCTTCGGGTAACCAGAATTTAAAGTCTGCATGCGCGTGACCGTTGTCTGCCCGCCAGAGTTTTACTGCTGCGCAAATATCAATCTTGTGGGCCAGATCCACGCCAGCCCACATCGGGTAGGTTTTCAGCTCATGACGGGGGGCTATAAACTCACATTTTTCCCACTTAATCATGTCCATCCAGGCTGACTCAGCGGTCACCCAGATATTCATGTGTTTGGTGAAAAAGTTAACTCTGGCGGAAACCTGTTCTTTGGCCTTCTTTGCCAGGCGTCGAAGGTCATCCCAGCGCTTACAGATACCCAGCCCGGGGTTAGCCTTTTGCCAGACCGTTTCATCAAACGGATCATCATCCTTATCCAGCGTGAAGATAATGGCAAAATAGCTGTCATCCTTAACGGCTCCTTCAACATTGCTGTTGAAACCGCGCAATACCTTAATCGCATAATCACGCTGTTCGTAGCAAATGCCCTCTTTATTGAAACCGGCCGTGGTGATACCAAACAGCAAAGGTTGCAGTCGCGCGCCCGTCGCCGTTTCCAGAACGTCCCAGACATCACGGGTTTTATGGGCGTGCAGTTCGTCGATGATGGCGCAATGGATATTGAGACCATCCAGATTGTTGGCATCAGAAGAAAGCGGTTCAAATTTTGATGCGGTCTGCTCCTGGTAGATAGCCAGTTTGTTAAATTCAAACAACCGGCCCAGAGTAGGTCGGGCTTTTTTGACCATCGTTTTTGCATCATCAAATACGATTCGGGCCTGATCACGGGTTGTTGCTGCGGAATAAACCTCTGCCCCACCCTCACCATCAGCGCCAGCCATATAGAGCGCAACACCAGAAGAAAGTGTCGACTTGGCGTTTTTACGGGCTACCTCGTTATATGCAGTACGAAACCTGCGGACCATCACCGGGCGTTCACTGCCATCGTTGCGCAGCACAACTTCACCTGTCTGTTCATTTATCAGAGGTATAACAAATCCGAAGATATTGATCAGAATGAAAACATGCCAGTCCATCAACTCAATCGGCTGTCCTGCCAGTGCTCCTTTAACATGAGGCACGAATTTATAGAAATTGAGGATATGTTGTGCGCGGGGCTCGCTGAAATAGATGCCACGTTCTCCACCGTGCTTCAGATCATCAAGAAATCGCTGGCAGGAAAGACGGACAAATTCACAGGCAATAACCTCCCCGGCAACGACGCGTTCGGCGTAACGTATGCCATCAGAAACTTTAGCCATCAGTCCCTCGAATTAAGAAATTGACTTAACAGGTCATCATCGTCTGGTTTGTCTTTACTGACCTTAGACCTGCTGGAAGGAGTCATACCAAACTCCGCTAACATCGCGCGAAGTCGCTTCCAGGCATCAGCTTTCATCATGGCTGCCGGATGCGGCTTGATCATGCGTATTTCACGCTCTTTCCCTTCATCAGCATCATCATCGCTGTATACCGCATAGGTATAACCTTCCCGATCCAGCGTTTCACAATGATGGCGGTATTCCGTATATGCCTCTACCAGCAACTCCAGAGCCCTGGCATCCAGCTGAGATATGACGCCAATGGCATCAAGTTCTTCGGCCATCCGCTTAAACCAGTACTTCCCCTGCTTGTCGAAATGCTTGGGAACTGGGGGGACCCCTTTAGGTGGCTGCGGCTCGTTTTTGTTGATTGGTCGTTTGGATGGGTTACCCCTCACCAAACGCAGATGGGTAGGGGTTTTCGGCGGTCCAGACATAATCGAAAACTCCTATTAATCATCGGCTGGGGTACCCCAAAAAAAGTTTTCTAACCTGCGGCGATGTGAAGAAAGGCTAGGCGGCGGTCCTTAGGGCCTTTGCCCACAGGGATCTGACCTCCCCCTCCCCGCCACGCTCGTTGATGATAATTACTATCATTTGATGCGCTCGCGGCCTGTTTTCGAGCGGTGGCAAGGCCAACACAGGCTTTCGAGGTTCGAATCGTCATCGGTACCCCCATGTGCTTTAGCCTTGATATGGTCAACGGTTGTGGCCGCTACAGCACGTCCAGTACGCAGGCAGTTCTGACACAGATGATTATCACGCATCAGGATGCGGGCGCGTTTGATATCCCACTTACTGCCGTAGCCACGTTCATGGCGGTTCTTACCCTGCTGATGCTGCTGCCAGCCCTCATTGCGATGTTGCTCGCAGTAGCCAGAGCGATCCGTTGTCGTACCAGGGCAACCGCGCTTGCGGCAGGCTCGGGGGATTAGTGCTGGCATGTTTTATAACCTATTGCGTCTAATCCTGCTGAAGCTGCATATTTATTATGCTCAGCCACCAGACGCTTTGTTTCGTCCAGTAAATCGCGGTATTCCCTGGCTACTAACTCGATAATCTCGACTGTTTTTGTCTCAAATGTTAATTCATTGCCATGCAGAATCGGTGATGGTGCTACTGCTATGTCGTACTTCATTTGCTGAAGCTTGCGAGTATTTTTTTCAATTTGCTGGCTCAGCACCACACAGCGACCAATATGCTCATAGTTTGGCTTATGCATTATTCATTTCCTTTTAGACGTGAGCCTGTCGCACAGCAAAGCCGCCGAAAGTTAACGGTTTACCCAGGCTCACTACTGAAAGACGGATAATCGGCGCCACGCTGGGATTTAAATCCATGAAGACGGCTTACGCCACCATCAAAGGTATTGAGGTGATGCGTGCACTACGCAAAGGCCAGGCCTCAGCATTTTATTATGGTGATCCCCTGGGCGAAATGCGCCTGGTAAGCAGAGTTTTTGAAATGTAAGGCCTTTGAATAAGACAAAAGGCTGCCTCATCGCTAACTTTGCAACAGTGCCTTTTCAACACAAGCGTGATCATCGGTGCATCCGCACCCTATACATTTAGCAGTGAGCATAAGCGCCTCCCCAAGTAAATTAACAACATCATAGTATCATTATGTGATGCTGTAAATATTAAAAAGAAAGCGGCCATAGCCGCCCTTCCGAAGTAATTTTCCTTTAGTGGTTGTCTTGGCCCTGTTTCCAAGCGACGAATGCCTGCACTAGCGGTACGCCATCATCACTCAAGGCATTCCCTTCTATCCATCCGCCTCGTATGACGACAGACTGCCCTGATTCCAAGCCAAAAGGTTCCCACTCAGAAGCCACCGGGGAACCGTCCACCAGCAGGTCGAGATCTTCAATCCATTTATCCCGGCCATCCAGAGTTTTCCAAACTGAGTCATCGACCCAAAAGGCCTTGATTTGTTCTGGTGTGGCATTGGTCCAATCGTTGTCTTTCCCGTCAGCAAGTGAAAGTACAGAGTCAACCGTTTGCTGCCAGTTCGGCCAATCTTCTTCGACAACAACGCAAGTAAGCGAGCTCTTGCCATTTGCTCTGCGGCCATCATCAACCTTCCGGATCAGCCTTTCCAGTGTCGCCAGCTCCTCATCGCAGAGCACGGCCTGTGCATCGCTTATCTTTGCCACGAAGTAACGTGCTTCAAGCATCGACATAATTATTTACCAATATCAGCGCCTTCTTGGACTTTTTCGTCAAACGCTTTAGCAGCCAAGAAAGCCTACAATCCTTGATGGGCTAGGCACTTTATCGCAGCGGCATTATCCTTTACTTACATCGCCACTCCTTTATTCACACCCCCATGTTGAGTGACCATGGCCATTTAGATAACAAAAAAGCCTAGCAAATTGGCTAGGCTTTTTACGTTTAGGAATGTGATGCTAATGCTCAGGCTGAAAGTTAACGCGCGGAGCTTAAGTCGATTAGGCCTGACCGATTAAGTATGAGCCATTAACTACAAGCGCATCGAGCATCAGCATTTTGTCCATATATCTTTACAGCTTATATGACGGCTATTTCACACAAATACGCGCTAACCACTTCTAGGGAATAATTTTTTCCTGTTTGAGCACTTCTTTTGTGATGGCTTGGCGCAGCCCTAAACCATCCGATGTGGGCATATCCATATTCATCGCAAAAAACCACACATTATCATCCAGTTCAACCCAACCGACCCACCAGCCAATCTTAGGTTCGATTCTAGTCGAGTATCCCGTTTTAGCCCGAATAATATAGTCGCCATTGGCTTCGGTCAGCATGGCTTGTTTGACAATACGCTGGCTGCGCTCCGATACGTGTAACTTATTGTGATACAGCTTTCTTAAAAAGCTGATTTGCTCAGTGGCCGAAATTCGAATACCACCATCGAGCCAGAAACTGTCTACATTGCCCGAAATGTCCTCATTACCATAATCGAAAGCATGTAGCATCTTGCTCATACGTGCCTCGCCAATTTGGCGGGCAAATTCTTGATAAACAGGCACAACTGAATATTTCATCGCGGTGATTAGATTATGATCGCGATTCCAAGTGGCGATATCGCGCCGATGTCCATCCCACTTAAAGACTTGGTGTTCATCCTTAACCACGCCCAAATCGAGGGCGATCAAGCTATTGGGAATTTTAAAGGTAGATGCGGGTAAAAATGCTTGGTTCGCCCGTTTAAGATTATTGGTAAATCCTTGCTGCTTATTCTCATTCCAGAGCACAACTACGCCCTGTGATTTATGTTCAGTAAAGTGAGCATTCCAACTTTTGTTTTCTTGCCATTCCTTTGCTACCGCAGGCATTCCGATAATCGATGCCACCAAAAACACAGCCGATAAGGCTAATACACGCATAACGTCCCCTTGCTTAATGCAATATATCCATACAAATTAAGTGCTACCTAAATTCCACGTGTGTTTTTTATTAGCTTCAAAAATCACTATTTCACGAAGAATTTAGACTGCTTCTCACACATTGTAACATTATTTACAACCACCTTTCAATCATTTTTGATAAATCATTGATTTCATCTTTGCTGCAATGATACTTAATAAACTCTGCAAGTTATCCACAGAGCAACACTCAATTTTATTGATGATATTCTTATTATACCAGACATTTTTCATACACTCCCTTGTACGGATAGTTTTCCGACAACTTCATGATTACATATCTTGCGGTTTTGATTATTTTTGCTGCAAGAAATACATACTTCAAACGAAAGGTCTTTATTTGCTGTCTGTATTCTGAAGAGTCCAAGGAATCAAACTTGAACAACAAAAATAGGTTATATGAAAGCATCATCATTTGAAACACGGCTTCATTCGCCCAAAATGACTTTAGCAAGAGATGACCCACCGCCATGTCGTATTTGGCTTCTTTGATATAGTTTTCAGCATTACCACGCTTTTCATAGTATATAACTACTTTTTCAGAAAGCAAGGTAGTATTTGTTACAAAGAAAAAGTAGTCGTATTCGGAACCTTCTAAAAGTGATAATTGTGCTCTTTCTTTTTCTGGTTTCAGTACGCGAGATACGACAAATCTTCTGTCTTTTTCCCATTTAACTAATTTTGTATACAGTTCTGTAGTTTCTCTACCTTCTTCTCCTTTAACGAATACAATTGATGAATTCGTTGCTTGTGAGGTGAGTGTAGAATAACTTTTGGCTTTAATTAAATATTTGCATCCAAGAGATTCTATCGTTTCGATAATTTTTTCATCAAAGTAGCCACTATCCATTCGAAATAAAATTTCTAAATCGTCTGATTTGATGTTAGCAACAATTTCTTTGATCATTTCCGCAGCACCGTTTGCAGTGTAAGTATTGCCACTTCTTACAAATCCGGTAACATATGCTTTTAATTCGTCGCAAAATGCAAATTGGATATTGTAGCATCGGTTTCCCAGTTTCTTAGGATTATATCCTTTTGACGCACCTTCTTGATGACCTTCTACGTTAATTACACTACTATCAATATCAATCGTAATGGATGTCAATTTACTTTTAGTGAGCAGTTTTTTAAAGACTTTAAAATTAATGTCTCTAAACATTTGGGTTGTCTTGAAGTTGAAGTTTCCTAGAAACCGTGACACTGTTTCAGGTTCTTTTACGGAAATATCAAACTCGTTGACGAGGGGATCATTTTGAAGTAGCTTTAGACGTTCTAACTTATCAATGCCAATGAAGTGACCGCAGAGCATGGTCTTTATATGATTCATCTTGATTTTATTTGTTGAGTCATTATCAAATACGAGGTCATTTTCAATAAAATCAAAAATCCCATTGCTTTTTGCATTCTCAAGGAGCAGAAAAAGACCTGCATTTGATGTTAGATTCTTAGCTTTGAAATCAATTTTATTAATCATAATTAGAACCCCTTTTTACTACTTTTCTTACTATTATTTTACCATATATCGAGTCATAAAAGCTGATAATTTAACATATTTTTGAGCACTTTTCTTTCACCCAATGGGTGAAAGCTGAATTTCGAAGGAATGCATATTTATCAAGGCTTTGATTATGCTTTTTGAAGTACTGACGTAGAATCTAGGAAAGACTCTCTTTGATGTGCGCGTGCGATGCGCATGAAATTCCGATCCGGATACCATGTGTTTTTATCAGGATATCCAAACCTATTTGCTTGCCTTATTTTGGTCGTCACGGAAGTAAATCCGTGCAATGGAGATATGAGCAATGAGTCTAGAAAAATTATTAATTAAAGACAGGAAGTGCGGTACCTGTTCTGTTTGTTGCCATTCGTTACGAATCGAACAACCTAATCTTAAGAAACTCGCCGATGTGCCATGCCAGCACCTTAGACCACAAGGAGGATGCTCGATTTATAATGCACGCCCAGATGTATGCCGTACCTGGTATTGCGGATGGCGAATAATGGATGTTGGCCCAGAAATGAGACCCGACCGGAGTGGGGTTCTGATCCGTTTCGATGGCTCCTCATTCTGTTTTCAACCCGTAGATAAAGATCGTGTATCGTCTTTGCTCGATTCAGAGCCGCTGCGCGTTTTGGGTGCCTCCATAGCCAATGGAATGAAGGTTGAAATATCAGTCCCCACGAAGGAAGGGTATTGCTCAGCCAATTTGGACGTTACTGAACTTATGTCAGAGGTCGTTAAAAGTAGAGAGTATGAAAAAATGCGGTCCGCACTGCTTGCGGCTATCCAGTTTGCGTCACATTCAAAGACAGACCCTGTAGAACCACTGGAGTGATTATTCGAGTCGGAGCCCCCTCCGACTCTTTAAAATGGTACTTCTTATAATGCTTAAATTTTTCTAGTGGTCTGACTTCCTCATTATTAATCGACACCATTAATGATTTATCAGATCGAACAGTTATTTTTTTCATTGCCAGCCAGCCTCTTCTGATTTGCAGTTCGCCTGCCACGCTCTGTTGTGAGCCAATATGTCCCGTTTCGTCTGTTTATCCAGCACGGCAATATCGTGCTCAGTGAGGTAGATGATACTTACCCAGTCACATGCCGTGTCCGTTACTTCAGGTTTTGCGGGTAAATTTTTCGCGCAACTCGCGGTCAACATCGTCATCAGGAAGATGATTAACAGTCTGCTGTACATCCCTGGCTCCTTTTGTTGTTTCAACCCGGCGTTCTGCAACGGCTTCAGTAGCCGCTGCACGTTCTTCAGTGCGCTGCTGATCTGCTTTGGCTTCCGCGATACTGGTACCGCGTGATTTACCCAGACCAAAAGCACCGGCAATTGCTGCCAGCACGGCAACAACCAGGCCGATAATCATTTCAAGTCCCATAGTGACCTCATACCAGTGCGGCCTTTGCTTTGGCGTAACGTTCACGGCGGTCTTTAATGCCGTTCTGCCCGCCGTTAATAATCTGCGTGACGCGTTCCACATCCCCCGAATAGAGGAGACAACCACGTAACGTGAAGTACCATGCCGCCGAACGGGCCGCGTGTCGCTCTTGCGTCAATAGTTCCGGAGTGCTCACAAGGTCAAGCTTCAGCGCTGTACCGCATTTGGTGTAGTTCTCACGACCAGTGATTTGCAGCAGGCCACGACCGCGATATTTCCAGCCATCCCCCTGACTGTTATTCCCCATGCGGTCACCATAAACCAGATTGGCTATTTGTGGCTGGTGAGCGACCTGTTTACCATCGACACGCCCCAGCATTTCGCACTGATACGGCGTCAGGCGCTTACCAAAGGTTTTCTTCAGCCCTTCAACCGAGTAGTTAAAATTCTCTACCAGCGAGGTAAAGCCATTGGATTCATGCCCAACTTGTGCAATGAACATGGCCTGATCATTAATCGCTGTAATTCCAAACTCTTTCATTGCCGCATCAATGTGCGGAAACCAGCGCGCAGCTAACCCAGCGCTTACACCAGCCGCCTGTTGAAATTGTGATTGGTTCATTAATGCCTCAGCGTATCAACGAGACGCGCCACGTTCCCACGAGCCCATAAGACGGCAGCGCAAATAAGAAGGTTTACGATGACCACCATCCAGTGTGACTCCTGGTAGAGGCCAAACATATATCGGAATGGAACGCTGGCATAAACCAGCACAACGAAGTAAGCCAGCAATGATATAGCGGGGCGATGTCTTGCCCCTTCACGCTGGTAGAACATCAGGACAAGGACGATGACCGCACAAATACCTGCATTCACCATCGCTGACGGATCACTTGTTACCATTGCTGGCCCCTCCTCCACGAAATCGCGAAAGAATACTGAACAGGCTTCCCAAATCCTGACTGTTGAAAAATGTGAGCACTTTGATTGTCATCGCCGCCACTACAACAGCACCAAGCGCGTCTAATGGTCTGTCACTATAACCGGTAGCCTGTGACAACTTTGAACCAACCAGGCCAGCAGCAAGAACGCCAACAATGAATGACGTCATGAAGTAAGCAATCAATCGTACTCGTGTGATATTTGCCGCTGTCGCCACATAAAATACTGCACCAGCGAATGCGCCAAATACCACGCCATAATCAATACCGGTTGCAAGACCAAATACGCTGGCTCCCATTAGGCCACCAGCCGCGACCGTAGTGCCAGAAACAGGATCGGACATTAAGCCCCCTCTTATTGCTGTGAGTCCTCTCAGAAATGAGGGGAATAAAAAAACCCGTTCGAATGAACGGGCCAGAAAAGGAGCATTTTGCATTACTGAAGCGTTAACGCGATGCCGGGTGCCTCCCGGTGGGCCTTTGGCTGACAAACCATGACCCGTGAGCACTTTGCATGTCACTCCCTGACATTGTTTACTGTCAGTTTCACCCCTCCGCTTAGGGGGATTCATCGCAACAACTTCAAACGAGAGCTTTTACTGAATGCTCTTTAACATTAGGACCGATAAAACAAATCTGCAAACAAATAGCCCTATGATTTCAAAAGAGTCAGGCTTCACGGGCTGGATTTATCAACAAAGCACGTAGCGGATGATTCCCGTGAGCCTGAAATAGAAAAGGCCACGCAAATGCGCAGCCTGTAACCAGAAATCAATATTGTCTTTACATCAATTTTTCTTAAGGTTAAATTCTTCTGACAAGTTGATGAAAGACAACTTGAATATTAGCTATTTGTTCTCTGTTATGCCCGCAACCCAATGCGGGCTTTTTTTCGCCCTGCTAAAAGTTCCACCGTTGTGAGCCTTTTTGCTATGCAATAATGGATGCGTGGTGCTGGGTGTCTCCCGGTGATCCTTTGGCTGACAACCCATGCCTCACGAACATTTCACAACGGGATATAGAAAAGGCCATGCATTTGCATAGCCCTGAAAGATGTTTATGCTTTATTAATTCGCTGGAATATCTGGCATGGCGCGATCCATAGAAGAGCTAATTAACGCCTTAATAGCGTTGCATACCTGATAAAATCCACCCAGCTGAGATGAGACAGAAAAACGGGAGACGTCGTCTCCTGAGCCTACTTCAGCATAAAATGATGAGTTCTCATACCAGAGTGAGATGCTTACGCCCTGCCTGTAGCCACCTGTTAGCGGAGAATCATCAAGAGTGGTTGCAATCACGAAATTCAAGTGGTAACGGCTGTCCATATTGAGTTGGGGGATTAAGACAGGAAAGAACTTCCCCTCCTCCTCCCAAATACCAATGTCCACATAAGGCCATCTTGTTCCGTCAGAACCAGTCCACTCACGAGATGTAAGATCAAGAGAACCTGAATACTCTCGTAGTAGTTCGCTCGCCTTCTCCTGAAGTTTATCCTGTAACTTCCATTGCGCCTCGACCAGTTTAGTGCGTTTTTCTTTCAGATCCTTAAATGTTAATTCCATGCCACTCTCCAGACAACTTTTGAAAGGAATCTGCATAGTAACTCACCCTGAAAGCACATGGTTATATTTCACTTACACTGAGTGCGAAAAACAAAAACCCCACCATTTCTGGCAGGGCTTCGATTGTTAAGCTATGTGTCGAAGTGACCACTCTTATCATGTTACGATACTTTTTGCGTACGCGTTAGTTATTTTCCCTTGAAAAACCTGCCAGCATGTAGGATAAACAGACTAATTAATTATTTTTTCGAGTGATGCCAATGACAGCTGAAATAGCAGTATATAACAAACTTGCAGTTTCACTTGCGGCTGATTCCGCAGTCACTATAACAGGTGGAAATACTGTAAAAATAAATAATGGTGCAGAGAAATTATTTGCATTAAGTAAACATCATCCTGTAGGTCTGATGGTCTACGGAGCAGGAAGCTTATGTGGTGTTCCTTGGGAAATGATTATTAAAGAGTATCGTCGTCAGTTAGGCAACAAAAGTTATGATACAGTTGAACAGTACGCTGCAAATTTTTGGAACTTTCTTTGTGAATGTGATCACATAATCCCTGATGATATTAAAAAAAATCACTTAGAAGATATCCTTCTTTACAATGTATTCCCTGCTTTCATGCAACACATTCAAGATAATCACATAAAAGGTTTTATTGAGCAGAACAAACATCAACCCAGCACATTAGAAACTTATAATATTTTGGAAATGCGTGTAGAGAGTTCGTTAATAACTTTAACTCAAGTAATTTTTATGAAGGGTTTGATTCCCAAGATTTGACTAGCGCCATTGATTTTTCCACACCGATTGCGAAAGACGCTTGCGAAGCAATACTATATCAAGAAGATGGAGTAGAGTTACCAAGCACACTTATAGATGCACTTTCAACGATGTTCGCACATATTATATGCAGAAAATCTCCATTTGGAACAAATACTGGCCTAGTTATTGCCGGTTATGGAGAAAAGGAGTTTTTCCCAAGTATTTTAGCATATGATGTGATCGGTTTTTTTGGAAACAAACTTCGCTATTCACCAAATATGGATAAAAGTACAAGTGGTGGAGAAAGTGGTGTCACAGCTTACGCTCAAGAAGATGAAGTTAGTGCCTTCATGACAGGAATAAGTGGTGAGCTTCAAGATTTCATGTTCCCTAAAATTGAAAAAGGAACAGATAGCATCTTAAACGATGTAATTGAAAGAATTAAACAATCTTCACTTCCGACTGATGAAAGTGATGCTTTAATTGCCGATATTACGAATTTTGCAAATGAAGATTGGACGAAAACAACTGGTGAGATACGGGAATACATAATCGAAAACCACATTAGCAAAGTTGTGGAGATGATTGAGTTCCTTCCAAAGCAAGATCTAGGATACATGGCAGAGTCGTTGGTTAACCTCACCGCTTTCAAACGAAAAATCTCAAACGATAGTGAAACTGTTGGCGGTCCAATCGATGTTGCTATAATATCTAAAGGTGACGGTTTTGTCTGGGTTAAGCGAAAACATTACTTCGATAAAGAGCTTAACTATCAGTACTTTAATAGGAATTAATGAGGGAAACCATGTCTACTCAGCTTCAAACAAACATTGAACTACGCGAATGGCAGAAAAAATTTAACCCTTCTCAGCCGGTTAAAACCATAACTCCGTCGACAAAACGCTTGAGTAACGATAAGAACAGCAGCAAATACCTCCAACAAAGTTTTTTTAGCCGTTGAATTAGAGGGGGGCTATAGCCCCCCCTTCTAACCGAAAGTTGACAGCACCCCATCTATAAATCCTAATGCTGTTTGCAATTCCTTCCTGACCGTCCCATCAGAACACTTCCGCTTTTTCGCAATCGTGCGTAATGAGATACCGATAACAAAGTGAGCAATAATCAGTTCATGCTCTTCTGGCTTATATTTCCGCAGACGAGCCACACAACCGTCAATCATGATGCCCTCATCATCGTTACACTGAAGACGTGATTTTTTGCCGTGAGGTAGTAGCCCCTTAAACCCAGCGGCAATAGGTTGCCAGTCAACACCGCTACTGTCTGCCGCAGCCCAAGCCCCCCAGAGGTCCATTAGCTCATACATATCACGCATTGTCTTTTGCTCCTGTTCCTTTCACGTCGTCGCTGATGTGCATACCCTGAGGGCTGAAATGTTTGAGTGATGCTTCCAGTTTCATGCGGCCACCTGCTGTTTTTTATAGAAAACCAGCTCACGAACCTGATCGCCATTCATGAGCATATTGTTGAAATCATCGTGATCCGGCCAGTACACGCTCACGCGCTGCAGGTCATTTTTAGCCACCAGATTTGCGTGAGCGCATTCGCAGGCAGCAGCTAAACCCGTAGCGCTTGTCTCGTCGCGGTCGGCAAAAATAATCAGATGCTTAACGCCTGCCGGGACCCGGAATTTCTTCATAAAATTGGCGGTCATAGTCGCCCAGGTATTCACTTTGTAAATCTGGTGTGCAGACAGCGCAGTTTCGATACCTTCAGCGATGCCAAGTGTGCTGGCGACCGGGAACATACGGATAGCGACCGAACGAGCGTGATCAAGATAGTTATCTTCCTGCAGCGATTTCTGCCGCTTGGCGCTGGCCCCGATGTCAGCTTTCTTTGCACCATCCAATAACGTCTGATGGAGGTAACACAGTTCCCCTTTATCGTCTGTTGCCAGTGAATAAATAGACTGGTACACCCGTCCGTTATGCCGTTGCTTGGGGTTGAGTCGCACGGCCTCAGCTGGAAGCTGATAAATACCGCGTGAATTCAGGTATTCAGCGCCGGATGTACCGCGCAGAGGAGACATTTTTGCAAAGTTGTTGAGTACCTTTCTCCGCAGCTTCGAAGCGTCGCTAGCCTCGGGAACTTTGTCACGTCTGAACGTATTGCCGATCAGTGCATCGATTTCGCGGCAAACCTCGTTGAATGGTTTGCCTTGGGTTTCGGTAACCAGCTTAAGTCCGTCACCGCTGCCGCAGGTGCAAATCCATGTTCCCGCGCCGTCGCGGTTATCGATGCGGAACTTTCCAATCGAATCACACAGCGGGCACTTCCCCTTAAAGTGATTTTTACCGGTGATCGGCGGCAGGCCGTAATGCTCAAAAATCATGGCCCAATGGCCTTTTGCTGCTTCTACCGTTTTCATGCTCGTTTTCCTAACTGCTGTCTGATATCACTGACGCGATTAAGCGCCTGCTGAATTCTTTCCTGGGTAGGCTGCTCTTCTGCCTGTGCCTGCTGGCGCTGCTGAGCTTCGATTCGTTTAGCGAAGCTGATCCGCTTGTGCTTAATGAAGTTTGAGACTGTCGGAGTGATGTCCATCGGGTAATCGCTCAGGCCGTTCGGCCATACGCCAAAACGTTCGCGGAAGGTGTGAGAACACCAGGCATCGCTGACAGGCTTTTTCCCCAGCGATACGCGCTGGCGTTGATAGAATTTGATCTGACTCCACCAGGCTTGTTTCTCTTCCTTCGTCGGCTGGCGCTGCTCCCCCCCAAGTTTTTTGAGTTTTCGCCCGGTGTCGGTATCAATGTCCTCACCGGCCAGCGGCTTGTGGCCACATTTAGGGCAGACATAGACGCCAGCAGGCTTCATGAAGTGGCATTGTGAACATTCGTGAGGCAGCTTTTCTGCTCGTTCCTCAGCTGCGCGGCGCGCGCCCTCCTCCATCCCGTCTGATTTACCCGGAAGATCGTCATATTCGATAGAGTCCGGATAACCCAGGCGGTGCACGGTGCCGCTGTGATCGAAGATGAGGCAGGACTCTTTACCCGGTGCGGTGCGCAAGCCACGCCCGATCGCCTGCAGCCAGCGAATTTCGCTCTTAGTTGGCCTGGCGTAGATGATGCAGCGAACATCGCTGTCGAACCCGGCAACCAGCACCCCTACACTGACGATAATTTTTGTGGCGCCAGTTTCGAAGCGGTGAATGATGGTTTGGCGTTCTTCCGCAGGCGTATTCGCAGTCATAACCTCTGCATTTACGCCTGCTTGGTTAAACTGAATAGTCAGAAAATTAGCGTGGTCTACGTTGACGCAGAACGCGATTGTCGGCAGGTCCCGGCCGTTCTCCAGCCAGTTTTGGACGATATCGCCCACCAGCGTTGAACCGCACATAATCTCCGCCAGCTGCGCCTCGTTGTAGTCGGTACCGTACTGCAGAGACGGAGAGGTTTTAACCCCTTTCAGATCCGGCTTTGTGGGCGCGTAAAATTCGTATTTGCTCAGGTCGCCGCGCTGGATCAGCTCGCCGATGGTGGTTGGCTTAATCAGTCGGTCATAGTATTTGCCCAGGAACGGGGAAAACGGTGTACCCGACAGGCCGATCACTTTCACGCCTTTTTCGCGCAGGCGTTCGATATCCTGCAGGATGCGTTTTTTGCGCAGGTGCGCTTCGTCGATAATCAGCAGATCGATATTGTCAGGGAACACGCGACGAATAAGCGTATCGGCGCTGGCGATTTGTATTTTGAGGGTAGGATCGTAGTTTGGGTGATCCGCCCAGACATAGCCGATTTCATCACCCGGCAACCCATACTCCACAAAACGGTTTGCTGTTTGGGTAATGAGGATCTGGTAAGGCGCGCAAAACATTACCCGCATGCCACGACTGATAAACCCGGCAACGATGAAGGCGGCCAGTCCTGTTTTACCGCTGCCCGTCGGCGAGTACACCATGAAGGTTTCTGTATCCTTCCAGTTACGGCGCAGCTGGTTAAGTGCTCGTTCCTGTGCAAAATTCGGTGTGATCGTCAGCTGCATTGTGCGGACCCCGCGGTGATGAGATAATAATTCTGTGATGTGGTTTTCATGGATTCCCCCTCACATGGCTGGTGGCCTCCCCAAAGGCTGCCAGCCTCCCTTCTGATTCAGCTCCCCTGAAAAATCACTCTTCCAGAAAGAACCCTTTTTGTTTCTCAGCGCCTGAACGCCTTGTACTGGTTTGCTGATACAGGCGTTTTTTTAATTGCGCCCTTAAGACAGTGATCTACTTAACCAATGGATCTCTCCTGTTGGAAAAGACCCTATTCCTACCCCTACACCCAATCCCCCCTTACCCCCCCTTTCCCTCTTCCCCATAAAAACGTACTACTTACCTAGTACATACGGGGAATTGAGTTAGTGGATTGCCAACCTGAACAGGCACCTTTAAGCCTGCTTTTGTCCGGGTACCTTTAAACCCGCAACAATCAGGAACGCGGTGGCGTTCCGGCCAGGGGAGGTTCGGCGGTATACCCCTGTAAAGCCCTGCCGTGATTTCTCACAAACAGACGAAGACGCATATTTGCTTCATGCCTTGCCCGGTTCTCCTTGCGGTATGAAACGGGCTCGGCTTCGAACGATTCCTGATACACAGCTGCATAACGCTGAATGGCTTTTTGTCGTGCTGCTGGCGTCAGGCTCAGTAACTGCTGCTTGATCCAATCGGCATCGGCCTGGCTAAAAGCCACGGGCATATCAACCGGTTGATAATCAAGTGCCATATCACTGCTCTTTCTCTGGCTTTGGGAATAGCTCCGGCAAGTCAGGTCTGATTTGATATGCAGCTACTTGGCCACTGGCCGCAGCCACAATTTTCAATACATGCTCGGCCTTAACTTTTTTCCCATGACGCCATTTCCAGACCGTTGCTTGCGATACACCACACTGCTTTGCAAGCGTGCCCTGGCTTCCGGCACATCTGATTGCTATATCGATAGGCTCTGAAATCATAAAACCCCCTTAGTAATTAAATATTACTTTAGCGATTAAGGTAGTTACTTGCAAGGATGCCAATTACTTTTTGACTTGATTCTTCATTTGGTCTAAATTTTTAACAACTTTTGGAGTAATCATTATGTCGAACAACACTTTTGCAGATAGGCTTACGGAAGCCATGAGAGCGGCGGGAATGACTCAAGCATCCCTGGCTAAATTGGTTGGGATGTCGCAATCAAGTATTTGGAAGTTAACGTCAGGCAATGCCTCTGGCTCGCGCAGAACAGTAGAGCTAGCAAAAGCTCTGAATGTTCGACCTGAATGGCTTGCTTCAGGTGAAATGCCAGTAACCGATCAATCTTCTGAGCTGTTGCCTATGAAGGTAGTGGAGCCTGTTAGCACTGGCGCTTACAGGGTTGACTTGCTGGATATACAGGCGAGCGCAGGACCCGGCACATTTTTGTCTTCTGAGTTCATCGAAACCATTCGCGCCATTGAGTTCACGGAGGAGCATGCCAGAAGCATGTTTGGTAACCGGCCTGCTTCCGCAATAAAAGTGATAACAGTCAGGGGCGACAGCATGGAGGGAACCATTGATCCAGGTGACTTTATCTTTGTTGACACAACGGTTAATTACTTCGAAGGCGACGGAATCTACGTGTTTGTGTTCGGTAAAACCATCCATATAAAACGACTACAGATGCAGAAGAACAGCTTGGTTGTCCTATCAGATAACAAGCTGTATAGCTCTTGGCAAATTGATGCCACCGATGAAGACCAGTTCCACGTTTTAGCGAAAGTATTGGTTAAGCAATCTGCCGCGATCAAGCGCTTTGCCTAACCCCTCCAATTTATCGAAACAGACCGCTTAGGCGGTCTTTTTTTTTGCTTATCAAACAATAAATTACTTTACCCATTAAAAATAAAATCACTTTAGTGGTTGACCTTTTCCGTGTAACGATCCATCCTTACTACAACTTAAGTAATTAAACGACATTCTTAATTACTTAACTCACTTAATGTAGGAGGCAGCATGGAAACCAAGAAAACAGTTCAATTAGACCGCCTTGAAACAAGCGATATGCTCATGAACTGGTCACACGATTTACGCTGTTGCTCTGCTTCTTTATGGCTATTACTTGAAACGATGGTCAGCCGGGAAGAAGAACGTGAGCATGCTCTTATAACTCTGGTCGTTAAAACACCGGAAGAAGTTAACGACAGAATTGCAGATTTCGATACAAATAAACTTTGAAATTAATTAATCAATAAACGCCTTTAATGGTGCGAACAAACTCACCTTGAGAAATATTTTATGAAAAAAACAATAAAGTTATTCAGTTGCCAGAAGTTAATCGCACATATCGCAACCCAGCCGATCTCTATATTGATGACGCAGCAAAAACCGCAGAAGCCGCAAATAAGTACGCTCAGGAATTGCGCGCGGAATTTATAGAATTACTCATGCCAGCCATAACACGCACAGACGTGCGCATTGCGGGGCGTTTTACATCACTCATTAATGAACTGTGCACTATGACTTTCATGACAAATAAAAACCTAAATAAGATAAAGCAGCCATGACATTTATTAAAGATAGGCACGCCTACAGAACATCAATTTTAATTATTAGCAATTACGGCAATGATTATTATCACATTGCAAAATTATTTATGCGAAAAGCCTATGGAGCATAGATTATGAATAAACGAACTCCAACGACGGTAAATGCTCGTAACTGGACAGCGCAGGAAATGAGTGTGCATGCCGAGCAGTTGTATTACTTGCTTCAAACAATTTCAGAGAATTTCTTAAAAATGGAAGATGCCCAGCGATTCGCATTGATTGAAATGGCTTGGAATCACTCATCGGATATTAACGCATGGTTTGGGGCTAATGAAAACAATGATGGATAATTTGATTATCACCTACCGACGCAGAATTTTAAAAGCAGCGTTATTACGCCACCAGCGTAAAACGGGCAGTAACTGCCTTGTTATTAAGCTCAATAAAGGCGGTATTAACACGGTCGAGTTAACAGAGATTCTTCTCGATGGATTATTACGAAAATTCGAAAGGCTCGCGTTCAGTGAGTACGGGAATGTCGAAGGCGTAAAAGCTATCAAGGGAATTTACAGCAGCGCTATTGATGTTAATGGCAGCGGTGAATTCCTCACAGATAGCGGAAAGGAATTAATCGACGAGCTCATTTCTGAGCTGGTTGAGTTCGTCAAAAAGCAGAAACCAGTTAATACGGAGATCGGCAATGGCTAACCAACAAACAATTATGCACGGAATGCAGATCCCCCCCCAGTCCTCAACGTGGATCTGCATGTGCTTCCGGATTTCACCGGACGCGTGGTTCTTTACATCGAAAAAGGTCGTGTGACATGCGACCGCCGGCTGCTCGACGACGAGCACATTTGCTCACTGGACACTTTTATCGAAATGGCCCGTGAAGCCGGGTTACGCATACAGGAGCTAACTGGTGGCACTGACAGCAATTCGAATACCTGAACGCGTACACCTGCAGGCGATGCAGGTCCTGCTGCGATACCGACGGAAGCGAGTATATGCACGACGTATGCGACGCACCGGATTTCTCAGCCTGAAGGTTAATCCGCGCTGGCGGCTGCTATCGAAAGACGATGGCCGGAACTGGGAAGTAATGAGCCATGAAACTTATAACCGGGAGAAAGACAGATGATCGACAACCGCACCGCCAGCGCAATTGACCTGGCATTTCAGATTCACCATACGCCTGTGGGCAACTTGTTCGTTGCGATGCGGCATGGCCGTATGAAGCGCTGCTTCAGCCGCGATACGGCGATCCGCTATCTGGCGTTCTTTATGACTACCGAAGCTTTCCGTCGTTCCGGCTTCGAGCAACGCTACCCGGATGTGCAGGCTGTCCACCCTCTCAATCCAGAACTGAATTGTTGGCAGCGAGGAGGTGTAACAGTTGAGTACATCGGAGCCCACCAGCGCTGTGTTCGACGTCTTCGTCGCATTCTGGCCATTAAGCGTGACATGACGAAATGGTGTGAGAAGTGGGACGCCATGCATGACCGCTTCGTTAAAGAGGTTGACGCACTACAGGCCAGTAAACCGGAGGGTATTCGATGAGCAGCAATAACGAAGCGCCAGAAACTACGCCAAACGGCATCAAAATCGGAAATCGCGTTATTGGCTGGTCTGGTGCGGTTAAACAATTCGATGGTTCGTGCTTTGACTCCCGCAACTCAGAGGGGCTGCGTTGGTTGGCCTGCATTATGGATGCCGTGGCAGCTGGTTGGGTTTCTCTAGGCACAGAGAGAGAACTCATTCTGTGGCGCTGGCTGGTATCAACGGTATTCATCAACGAAGAGAAGGATAAGAACGGCACTATCGAAATCCCGAACGAAGACGGTGGTGTTGATATCGCAGTGATCTATTCGGGCAAGAAAGGAAATTTGAGTATCTATCCCGGTCCGCTGCGTTTTTCTCTCGCCAACCATGTGGAAGGCATTGCCATCGAGAAATATGGAGTTTGCGAGGGTTCAGCCCTTGCCCTTCGCATGTATCAGGACATGGTGATTGCCGATCCCGGATACGGATTCAGGATGTCACCCTTTGGGCGAAAAGGGCTTGAGATGCTTCACGATGACTATATCGGAGAGATTAACACTAACGGCATGCCAGAAGCGCATGTGATTCACTAAGGAGAAAGCAATGTTTATTTATACCGATCTGCTCCAAGCTGCTCTGTGCTGCACAGCCAGTCAGGAAGACACACGGAAAATCCTGAGAGGTGTACACATCACGCCAACCCACATTCAGGCAACCAATGGTATTGCGGCCGTATCAATGTCACATGGTTCAAAAACCGAAATTGAGGGTGTATTTATCCTGCACGGTGATATCCCGGCTAGCGCAGAAGGAACCGTATTCCAGAAAATTGGCAGCCAGTGGATTGCTGCTCATATGGACGACTATGAGCGGCCTGTTGGGCATAACGAGCTTGAGCTGGTTGAAGGCAAGTTTCCAGATCTGAGCAAGCTGTTGCCGACAGAGGAAGAACCCTGTACTGAGTTCCCTCCGTTCGCCGCTGAATTGCTGGCTTTGCCTTATCGCATGTTTGGTAAGGAGTTCGCATCAATGCCCGTTAATTTCAAACTCTTTGGTCCTGAAAAACCATGCCAGGTACTGTTTAACGTTGCTGTTAACAGCTTCTACGGCGATCCGGTGCTGGTAATCATGCCGATGAAATCAACGGTGTTCGAACTGCACCGTAAGGCGATGGAAGAATGAAAAAGATGTATGTGCGCTCCCTGTGGGCGATGTTCTTCTCAATTCTGTTTGGTATTGGCGCCGCAGCCGGTGCAATAGGTTTTATCGGTGCAATGAAAATGTTGGCAGGGGTTCTGTGATGAAAATTGACTTCAACGACTACGGGGCGGTGGCATCAGTAACGATCACCAGCACTATTTTCGAGTTTCGTAAGCATAACCGGGTAGTCGACACCACTTTGTTTCTGGTGCCGGGAGTGGTCAGCGAACGGCGCGGAGCATTCTTCATGAAGACGTTTATTTCAGGGAAAACCCGCGACGCACTGCGGGCTTATAAAACCGTACAGCGTGAGGTGAAACGATGAACAAAGGACAGCAACCAGCCTATCCATGCCCGCGTATCGATACACCCCGTGGAATGACTTACCGCCAGCACCTCGTTGTGCAGATAGCGCCGGTAATGCTCACGAATTTTTTCAGGAATGATGCCTGGCAGGATTACGACGATCTCGCCAGCACCCTGGTGATGGCGGTCGATGCCATCATCGAAGCCGAACAGGAGAGCGCAAAATGAGCAAAATTCAGAACCCTTTCGTGCTTATCCATAAACGCGAAAATAGTGATACCTACGCCGTTGCGATAACCAGCGGTAGTAATGATTATCACGATGCCATTCTGATGGCGACCATGGAACCGGATATGACTGGCGATGATGTGGATACCTGGAGCAAAACAGGTTACTACATGGCGGCGGAGATTGAGCATCTACGCGAAAAAATGAAAATGGCGGAAGAAAAACATCTTCAATTTCTGGGTGTTGTTGACGATTACGACTGGCAACGTCAGCGTCTCCACGCAGCCGCTGAGAAGGTCATCAAATGGTGCCGGCAAGAAGCTGAACATCGTACCGGTGATCCTGATAATGCAGAAAACTACGCGTGCGTTAAAGAACTACGCGACGCATTAACTTTTTGCGAAAACTCCGGAGTTATCGAGAAGAAAAGACTGACCATCACCCTGCCCGATAGCACGTCAAAGGCATTCTGGAGCGGTACGGGAAAAAACGAGGTATTTCATCCGGAAAGCTATAAGTGCTGGGTGAAAGAAGCTATCGAGCGAGCCTGTGTTATCGCCGGAATCGGCGTGGAGGTTAAGTGATGACCACCACTACGCCAATAATGACCGCCTCCGGATGTGTTCAGTTTCGCCACTACATGGTGACTGTTCACGCTATTGAACGCTATATCGAACGCATTGGTGGCGACGTGGGGAATCTGATCCTCGACCTTAAAAACGCCTGGGTATTTGATATCAGCAAGAAAGGCATTCCCCGCTCTTTGTGCACCTCAGTCGCACGCTGCGAACGTGAAGGTGGATACGGGCTCAGGCATGACAAGGCTATTTTTCTGATAAAACCCAAGGCGCGCCAGCATGTCATTGTGACGACGTTATCTGCAGAGGTGAAGTAATGCACAAAGCATTTGAAATATGGGTGCGCCAACGGTACGGGAGCCGTTACGACCTTACGCGAGATTGCGACGGTTTTTACTGTAGGGAAGTGGTAAAGCGGATGTTTGATGTGTGGCGCCACTGCCGTGGCCTTGACTTGGTGTGAGGCGGTATATGAGCAATGTTATTCAGTTAGCTCCTAACGATTGGGTTAGCGAGAGAGTTCTGATTGCAGTTACCGGACTTAAACCCGGGACAATCACCCGTGCCAGAAAAGAATCCTGGATGCTGGGTCGCGAATACCTGCACGTCTCACCAGATGGTAATCCCAAACCTTCGAGCGAATGTATGTACAACAGGAAAGCGATCGACATTTGGATCGAGGCACAGAAAAAAAATCAACCAGGTGCGCAGAAAGCATGAAAAGCAGTACACTCATCCATGCTCCTGGACGTCAGGAGGGATTAATGGCTAATGCATCATACCCGACAGGCGTCGAAAACCACGGCGGTTCACTCCGCATCTGGTTTCTGTACAAAGGCAAACGTGTCAGGGAAAACCTCGGTGTCCCTGACACAGCCAAAAATCGCAAGATAGCCGGTGAGCTTCGTTCATCGGTTTGTTTTGCAATAAGGATGGGGAATTTTAACTATGCGGAAAAATTCCCAAACTCGCCAAACCTTGCCCGGTTCGGCCAGGATAGAAAGGAAATTACTGTTCTGGAACTTACCGAAAAATGGTCTGATCTGAAACGAATGGAGATCAGCACTAACACCATGAGTCGGTATGAGTCCATCATAAAAAACATGCTTCCGCGCATTGGCGAAAACAAGTTGGTTTCTGCTGTGACCACTGAGGATTTGCTGTATGTAAGGAAGGAGTTGCTGACAGGTTTTCACGTAATGAAGAAGGACCACAGGACGCAGGTAAAAGGCCGGAAGTCCTCCACCGTGAACAATTACATGATGTTAATGGCCGAAATCTTCCAGTTTGGAGCAGATAACGGTTATGCAAAGGAAAACCCGTTTAGCGGAATTAACCGCCTCAAGAAAGCGAAGGGTGAGCCCGATCCACTCACGACAGATGAGTTCATCAGGTTTATCCAGGCATGCGGCCATCAGCAGATGCGAAATCTCTGGTCGCTTGCAGTCTATACAGGAATGAGGCATGGGGAGTTGTGTGGTTTGGCCTGGGAAGATATCGATCTGCATGCCGGGACCATTACTGTGAAGCGCAACCTTACCCAGACGGATGAGTTCACCCTGCCAAAAACAGACGCAGGCACTGACAGGGTGATTTATCTCATTCAACCAGCTATTGATGCCCTGAGGAATCAGGCCCAGCTTACGCGCCTTGGCCGGCAGTATGAGGTTGAAGTGAAATTGCGGGAATATGGCCAGTCAGTCATACATCCATGCACTTTCGTTTTCAGCCCTCAATGCGTAAAACGTGGGCCACGAAGAGGATATCACTACGCGGTTAATTCGATTAATAAAATTTGGGCTCCGATAATCAAGCGCGCCGGTATTCGTTACCGCAACGCGTACCAGTCACGGCATACCTATGCGTGCTGGTCATTGTCAGCGGGTGCGAACCCAAACTTTATAGCAACTCAAATGGGACATGCAGATGCACAGATGGTTTACAAGGTGTATGGAAAGTGGATGTCAGAGAAGAGCGCCGAACAGGTTTCTCTGCTCAACCAGGCGCTTTCAGTCTTTGCCCCATCACTGCCCCAAAGCATGGTTTCAGCATAGTAAAAATCTTTATATACAAGTAGTTAATAGTAATAACGCTACATTTTTATAACACGTGGCACGAATTGCCCTCGACCAGAAAGAGAGCTTATGGTGTGATCGGGGTTCAATAAATCGCTAAACAGGGTATACTCCAGCGGTTTTCTTAGTTGTTTATTGTACTAAACGCTCCCGTGAGAGGATGCTACTGCGCACCTATGACACAATTCGCTTCTCCTGTTCTGCACTCGCTGCTGGATACAGACGCTTATAAGTTGCATATGCAGCAAGCCGTTTTTCACCACTACTATGACGTACAAGTAGCGGCTGAATTTCGTTGCCGTGGCGATGACCTGCTCGGTATTTATGCCGATTCTATTCGTGAGCAGGTGAATGCTATGCAGCACCTGCGACTGCAGGAGGATGAGTACCAGTGGCTCTCCGGCCTGCCTTTCTTTAAAGCTGATTACCTCACCTGGTTACGTGATTTCCGCTATAACCCGGAACAGGTTTGCGTCACCAATGATAACGGTAAGCTAAACATCCGCTTAACCGGTCCGTGGCGTGAAGTGATCATGTGGGAAGTCCCGCTGTTAGCGGTGATTAGCGAACTGGTACACCGTTACCGCTCACCTGAATCAGGCGTCCCGCAGGCACTCGATGAGCTGGAAAGCAAACTAGTAGAATTCTCTGCTTTAACGAAAGATGTCGATATGTCCCGCTTCCATTTGATGGATTTCGGTACGCGTCGTCGTTTTTCGCGCGAAGTACAGCAGGCTATCGTTAAACGCCTGCAGCAAGAGCCCTGGTTTGTCGGCACCAGTAACTACGATCTGGCCCGCCGTCTGTCATTAACCCCAATGGGTACGCAGGCGCATGAGTGGTTCCAGGCTCATCAGCAAATCAGTCCTGAACTTGCCACCAGCCAACGTGTTGCCCTGGCCGCTTGGTTAAATGAGTATCCTGATCAACTCGGCATTGCATTGACCGATTGCATCACCATGGACGCATTTTTACGCGACTTTGGCGTTGAGTTTGCGACCCGCTACCAGGGATTACGCCATGACTCAGGCGATCCGGTGGAATGGGGTGAAAAAGCCATCGCCCATTATGAAAAACTGGGTATTGATCCGCTGAGCAAAACGCTGGTCTTTTCAGATAACCTCGATCTGAAAAAAGCGATTGAACTCTACCGCCACTTCTCTTCCCGCGTACAGTTGAGTTTTGGTATTGGGACACGGCTAACATGCGACATTCCACAGGTTAAGCCGCTTAATATCGTAATTAAGCTGGTGGAATGTAACGGCAAACCAGTGGCGAAGTTATCTGACAGCCCGGGTAAAACCATCTGCCACGATAAAGCATTTGTTCGTGCACTGCGCAAAGCCTTCGATCTCCCGCATATTAAAAAAGCCAGTTAA